ATCTTCACTACCTACAATTCTCTTGATCGTATTCGTCAAGCTGACATTGAGGTGAACAACATTTACTTTGACGAAGCTCACAACAGTGTTAAACGTAACTTCTTCGGTCCTACTGAGTATTTCAGTCATGAATCTGATCGTTGTTTTTTCTTTACCGCGACTCCTAAACATTCTCTCACGATCAACAAACCAGGGATGAATATGCCCGAGGTTTATGGTAATGTTATCTGCAACATTCCTGCACCTGAGTTGGTTGAACAGGGTTACATTCTTCCTCCTAAAGTTGTTGTCAAACAACTCGGAATGGTTCAGGATAAGTTCAAGATCTGGTCGCGTGATAGTGACTTTCTGATCGAGTCGATTGATGACCAAAATGTAGACAAGATTCTGGTCTGTGCTAGAACTACCAAACAGATCATGGGTCTGTTGAGTGACTCTGACTTCTGCAAAGATGTCGCGTCTCGTGGTTACTCTTGGATGACGATTACCTCCAAGACTGGTGCAATTATTGATGGTCAAAAGGTGAACCGTGAGGTATTCTTTGACACTCTAAATGCATGGGGTAAAGATCCTAACAAGAAGTTTGTGGTTCTTCACCACTCCATCCTGTCCGAAGGTATCAACGTCAACGGACTGGAAAGTGTCATCTTCCTCCGCAACATGGATTACATCGGTATCAGTCAATCTATCGGACGTGTTATCCGTCTGGGTGGCAAGTCTAAGACCTTTGGATTAGTCTGCATCCCTGTTTATGACTCTGTGGGTATCTCCACCTCTAAAAAGGTTCAGGCAGTTGTAGACACGGTGTTTAATCAAGGTCAACCTGCTATCTCCGAGATTCGCAGGTAAATATACATAGTAATGTTCATTTTCTTCTAACATGAAAACAAAACCCTTACAAAATTATGATTCAAGTGTTGGGCTTGAAGTGTATGATATTGATTGGAAATGTGAAGAAGAATTGTTGGAACTTGGAAGACTATGTTCCTCTCAGTGCATTGTATATCTAAATGAAGATATTTCTGTTAATGATCTATTTGACACAATGAGTTTGTGGGGTGAGCCTAGTAGGGCTTTCACTCATGAGTATATTTGCGATAAGAAACTTACAGGTAGACATTGGAGAGAAATCCTTACTAATCTCGGTTACATTAGTAATGCAGCTGGTGACTATTTGAGTAAGGCAGTCGCTTACGTTAGTTACAAACAAGAAGAAAAAGGTCGCCCCGCAGGTATGTTTCAAAACGGGGAATTGAATTGGCATTGCGATCAATGTGCCTTTGAAGATGGTCAACGAGTCATCGGACTTAAAAGTGTCAGTGATACTGAAAACAGCCAAACTCAGTTTCTTTGTACTCATGATGCCTATGAATCTTTAAGTTCTGAGATGAAAAGTCTTGTAAAAGAATTGGTCGTAAAACATAAATGGATTGACAACGAAATGGCGCCAATTCTAAACGACGTTCAGGCTAATCTTTTACGTTACAATATGGTTCCTCTTGACGGAATGGAAACGTCTCTGTATAGTGAGACTGCATCTGGTCTCCCAGGAATGAAGATTCCAAGCTGTTCCTTTGATGGTTTCGTCGGAATGACTAGAGAGGAAAGTGATAAGGTATTAAATGAACTTAAAAATGTTGTTTTTAAGGACAAATACGTTTATACACAAAACTGGCAAGATGGTCAAGTTGTATTCATGGATCAAGAAATTACCATGCACAAGAGACCAACAAACATTGAGTCGGGTAATAAGAGAACCATGGCTAGATCTATCTTCTATGTGAATAAACTCTATGACAGTCTAAAGTCTCAAAAATCAACAAAAGTAAGATACAATGGATCATTCTATGATACTGAAGATTTTGTAAAATTTGTAGATGAGGATCGTAAAAAACGATTTTCACTGTCACGAACCTGAACTGACCTTTTGATCACTTACCAATTTTAATCATGAAAGACTGGACTATCTACTGCGAGAAAACTTACAACAACCTGAGAGCAAACCGCCACAACTGGGGTAGATCTTCAGAGTGGGATCGAGCTATTACTCGTGACTTTTATCTTGGTGTATTTGACTGCGGCAATCCTAATCCAAGTGGGCTGATTAGTGAGAATGCTTATGTTAACAAGATGAACAAAGGTAAAACTACTCACGATCATTGCCTTTCTCCGCAGTTCATTGGTCGGATGATTATGGATAATCAAGACATCTATCTCGATGATTATGAGAAGTTCAAAGAGATTTTCTGGTCTGCATGTAGGACGATCATTGTTACACAGAAGGAGAATGAATCTCTCTCATTCCTTACAACCAATGACCAAGATGGTTACAGGATTCTTGTATCGACAGATAAGAAATATCAACACTTAGGTATCAAACTTTATGAGAGGGAAGAGGGCAGAATCCATTGGAAGTATGCTCGACCCATCCACAACAATATCATTGAAGTTCCTCAAGAACTGTTAGAATACGAAAAGAATTACTTGGTTGCATGATTTTTCCTAACGAAACTATTCTAGATCCTGATAACGGACCCAGTGGGTTTGCTACACCAGACTTCACCATGGCTGCCGTTCCAGTGATAGGATCTAATGAGTATTGCATTATTGCTTTCGGTACGCAGCATGAGTATTGTAAAGATCGTAAGACTGCCGAGATTAAATTAGAACAACTCTGGAAGGCGACACGAAAATCGGCAAAGGGTACTAAGACACCTGCCAAACAAAAATCACAAAAAAACAAAAGTTCGCTCAAATTAAAACCCAGTGATGGCAAGGGTTCTGGTGTTACCGCTCGGGATCAAAAGGAGAAAGCTGCACCTAAACAGACCAAAAAGATCCCGAACGGGAAGACTAGGACACCTAAGAAACCGTACACTCTTCACCCGAATCCGCTCCTGGATGCATTATCTTAGCTAAGTTGAGGTTAAACATGACTGCTACTAAAACCAAACGAGTTTGTGTAACTCCGTTGTCTAGCAAAGCTAAGAATCGCTTTGCTAACATTATGGATCTTTTTCACACTTGTACTGTAGAACAAGAACGAAACATTGATGGAATTGATCACATGTTCCTCGTTTCTTTGAATCGTCAATACTGTTTCTGGGTTCCCAAAAAAGGTAACGACCACTGGAAAGTTGAGAAGTGAATAATGTCCCCGAAGAAATCTTACGAGAGATACAATCAAGATTCTCGCACATTCCTCCGACAGGATATAGATACGAAACGCTTCCTTTTAAGCGTGACATGTATTCTATCTGGACTGTATATGATCGTGGGTTTAGTTACAATGGTAATAGTCCATCTTACTGCATCTGGGGATTCTACGATGCAAAGAAACGATGCTTTAAAGCTCCCATCAATGCCACCAAACCAGGCGATACGGTAGAATTAGAGGATACAACTCCATACACAGCTATGCCTCTTAATCTTAATCCTTTGGAAATGTGTTTCGCAAAATGAATTACACAATCAGATGGTCTGCGCCTAAACAAGGTACGGTAAGTACCGAAATTGATGCTATCAATTCTTTCGCAGCTCGTGAACAATTTAATTCTCTCTATTCCGAAATAGATGGTATAAGTGTAATCAGTGTAACTCCAACTTTCAAAAGTGAAGAACTTCACAGACTTCAATCTGAATCAGTAACTGAACGTGAAGTTAGTGGCTATGATCGTGATATAAGCTTCGGTATTTTGATGTTCGGATCATTTGGAGCTTTAATCTTAATTGCATATGGAGCTTTTACTGCTCCAGGTGGTATCATAACAATGATAATCGGAGGCGGACTGGGATTTTTAACCTATAAGTTTGCTGATGCATTGGCAACAAAAGGATGGTAAATACTTGACAAATACAAACAAAACATTTACACTTTAGAAGTAATTTACAAACAACAATGGCACAAAAGTTTTTCTATGTCGTGGATCATTATGTTCCCTTCCCCAGTAGCGAATACGGTGGAATCTGGAACGTGATTGCTGAAGACGATGAAGATTGTTTTGAGTTGATCGTTGCTCAAGATGACGGTAACTTCAATCAACCTCACTACAATAAACTTCGAGAGAATATCGAGAAGTCTTATACCTATGCTCTCGCAGAAGAAAATCTAGATTCTTGCATTGTTGCCGAGTTTACTACATGAGCAATCCATTAAATGTAGACTTTTGTCCTCATGAGTGTAATACTCTATACAAAGCTTTGAGGTATTATCAAATAAACAAGTCAGTTCTTGGTTCTAAAGAGTATCAACAAATTGATCTTATGTTACAGAAACTCCAACCACATTACACTAATAGTGTAATAGAACCTGCCTATCAATCTGATAGATAAATTAGAGTTTTTGGATGACAATGGAGTTCAATCATCAACAATTAGATCCAAATCAATTACAACGAGTTCATAAACAGAAGATGGAAGCTGTAAAGTTGCTTATGACAGAGATCATAGACAATCCATCAACAATTCATATGGATGATTTGAAACAAGTTATAGACTATCTTGATAAAGATAGTGACAGTTGAAAATGCTGCACACTCTCCTTGACAGGGGAGTTTTTTCGTGTATTATGGCCATATGAAAAAGAACACTCACCTAGAACATCCTGAGGATTCTCTACTTGAGGGTCGGGAAAGTTTCCGTCAGATGCTTAACTTTCTGTGGGAACGTAATAATACTTTATCCGTCAAGTATGATGGTGCTCCCGCTGTAGTTTGGGGTATCAATCCTGAGAACGGTAAGTTCTTTGTGGGTACGAAAAGTGTATTCAATAAAGTAAAAGTTAAGATAAACTATACTCACGCAGATATTGAAACTAATCACGGACATATTCAAAATGTAGCATCCATTCTGCACATGTGTTTTGAATGTCTTCCTAGATTGCAGGGAATCTATCAAGGTGACTTCATAGGTTGGGGTGGTTCGAATACATTTACTCCGAATACAATTACTTACAAGATGACTCAGGAGATTCACCCTGAATCTATAGTCTTTGCTGCACACACTCATTATGTTGGTGAGACCATAAAAGATGCGGAGGTTCGCTTCAGTTTCCCTTGGGATGTTACTCCTCCTGAAGTATATTCTGAACGTCCAAAAGAGAAACCTTTTCAACAAACTAAGACTCATTTCTTGAACACTAATGCAACCATTACCTCCCGTCATCGTCGGATTGATTACCTTCTTGGTCTTGCAGATTTGGTTAGCAATTTTGTTAGATTACCTGAAGGAAAAGAAGGACAAGAACTGAAAAAGTCCATCAATCATTGTATTCGTTTAGAGAAAGATTTGTCTTGTGCAGGTATGGGTAAGAGATTAACTTTCCTCTATAAACTTATCATCCACATCAAACATTTGTTGATGGAAGGTATGTCTGCTGAAGAGGACATTGAGTGTTACTTTGCTGGTGAAGAATGTGATCATGAGGGTTACGTTATGACCAATGAGTTTGGCACATTCAAACTCATCAATCGTCGGGAGTTTAGTTTTAGAAACTTCACCGCACAGAAGTCCTGGTGACGGTTCACAGACTGGCCACAGATCCTGCCAGAGGTCGCCAGATACGATACATTAGCCATGTTGAGTTCACTAATCCATGACTCGTACTCTCGAACAGCTTCGCATACAAGTTGAAAAACTCATCAAACAACAGGGTAAAACTGCTCCTGTAGCTGCATGGATCTATACTAAAGAAGATGTCATAGATTATCCAGATGAAGAAACAAATGTAACTGAAGAAATTGCAAACAAAGTGATTGACAGTCTGGATAATTATGACCACATTTATACTGTGATCTTTGATTGTATTGATGATGAGCTTAGAGAACTGAAAGTCCTGTGACAGTCTTCGGGCTGCACACTATTCTCCCCATAGGTGTCTAGATCTTGGTATCTTGGCTATGTTGAGAGGTTTCCCCAATGACTTTCACTGACGCACTGATTGCATCTGGTTATGTTCTCGATGAGGACAACTTTGATGAGGGTTGTTATGTCAAAACCGATGCAGATAACTTCATCCACATCTATCAAACTGGTGAGGATGAAGGTGAGTGGAATTACGTCAAAATGACTGAGGATTTTGATGTTATTTCTGAGGTAACTTTCGATCCTGATTCTAACTTCATCGTCTGATTCTTTTCATCCTTACTCTTAAAAACAATGTCTGATTACATGGTCAAGATGGGTGCGAAACCCGAAACTTACGAAGATCATTGTCATAATACAATGAGTAAAATGTTGTCGGTAATTCGCTACCTTATGAAAGGTGAGAATGATCGTGCAAAGTATTGGTTTGAAGAGTTTGTTCTTCCTGGACTTGAAGAAGTGTATAAAGATCAAGATCCTAAGTATGGTGTAAGTTCCTTCTCTATGTTATACCGTGAAGGTAACTTTGACTGGGATCTAATCTGTTCCTCTCCTCTCTGAAATTATCATGAACAATTCCAAAGTTGAACACTACAGTGTCATGTTGTGTGACGCACTCTACATGTCCATGAAAAGTTGGACTCTTAATCTACATCAATCCGCGATAGATCGTGGTACTGATAGTGTAACTTATCATCAAGAAAAGATCTTTGAGATCTATAACAATGGTGTGAGTGATGAGTATTATCTTGATGAAGGCCGTAAGTATTACAAACTGATCCATAAGAATGGTTCATCTCGTTCGGTGCATTGTTTCATTGATAAGAGCAATGGAGATGTCTACAAGTCTGCATCTTGGAAGTCTCCAGCTAAGGGTGTGAGGTACAATCTCCTGGACGATACTTCTCGGGAATTGTGCTATTCTAACTGTGATCCTTTCGGTAGTTATTTGTATCAACGATGATCGTATCCAAAGAGCAACTTATTGACGCACTTTACAATGAGTATGTTTTTCTTTGTCATGATGATTTCGATCCAGATGAGGATGCAACTCCTGAAGAATACCTAGAAATGTTGAAAGAAATGAGTTATGATGAGTTGATTGAAGAAACAGCAACGGACGACACTTTTCACCTTGATGAGTTTATGGAGGCCTGGGGATGACTGAACAAACTAAACTTATTCTTGCACAAATGCAAGTGGAAAACCTGCTCGAACTCCTGAAAGATAATCCCTACGAGAATTATATGTGTGGGAAACTTTACGGGGTTAAGTATGAACTAGAACGGCAGTTAAAACTACAGAAATTGTGACGGTCTGCGGGCTGTCCACCATTTCCGCCGAAGGGGGCTGATCCTTGGTATCTTAGCCATATGGAAAACAACGCAACCGAAATGATCTTTCACTACAATGCTGGTCGCGGGAAGCAAGGTAAGCTTCACCTCCTTCCTTCTATGTCTCTCCTAAAGCCTGAGTACATTTGTGTTGCTGAGGTTGAAGGAAATACGATGGTTGTGAGCAACCCTCGTCCTCTGGATAAAGCCCTTGTTTGGGCACAACAATGGTGCGGTACTTTCTGTCTCCTTCCTGTTTGAAACTCATGCAATTCCAAGTTACTGACATCGCCTTTGATTTTAGTGATGATGCTTATGATGAATCCATCACAGATGAATACAAAGAAGAACTCCGTGAAGGTGTATTTGGTACAGTCTGGGAAGCAGATGATGAGGATGATCTAGTTGAAGAGATCACATGTGCCACAGGTTGGTGCATCAAGTCCATTGATTACCGTCACATTCTTAACTGAAACTCATGAACACTGGTTACACTTTGAACCGAGTTGAGTTCACTAAAGACGAGGAAACTTGCATCCTTAAGTTTCTTCGTGATGCACAAGAATGTGGGTATCCTAGTGCTAACGAACCATGGTATCCAGTTATTAACAACATCATGAGAAAGTATTACGATTCAGACATCAAGGAGGCTCAAGTCGCATGGTAATTAAAACACCGAGAGAATATCTGATCCAAAATGTAGAAGACGCCATCAACGTTTGCTACACTGCTCCAGAGAATCCTGACGAGGGTTATCCCTTTGCTGCAGGCTATGCACGTTCGTGTTTGCAAACTGTACTGGAGTATTTGCTTAAAGAACAAGAGGCCGGTCAGACGGCTGTCCACTAAACCCGCCAAACCCAGCCAGATCCTGTATCTTGGCCATGTTGAGAGATTTCACCGCAATGCAACTAACTTCCAAAGATGCCAACATGGTTGTTGACTTCTATCCCGTAAAGTTTGCCGATGGTGACATCAGCACTCGCTACATTCTGAAGATTGTTACTTTCATGGGTCAATCTCAGTCTAAGCGTTATATTCTGAAGCGTGATTTCCAACGTGAGGTAGATTCTCGCGTTGAGGGTTATGGTTACGAAGTGACCGACATTCACACCGATCCGCAACTCTTTAACTCTGGACTTGCTTGCTGCTGCTGATCCTTTCCCCATCTAATCTCTGACATTTGCTACCATGAGAACCGATTACCTTGCTATCGCTTTCGGACCATCTGACACTCCTGGATTGTATTGGAATAACAAGTTCTGGGCTGATGGTGATAAATATGCTGCAATTAAGTTTGGTCGTGAACAACTCTCTAAACCAGGAACTTTCGGTTACGTTGTAATCGAAGAGAATGAAGATTCTTGGAAGATTGTTGATGAACTGGGAGCTCCTGAGAATGCTGTTAGCGTAGGTGCTCACGGTTACACTTACTTTGTTGAACCAGCTAAAAAACTTCAACTTATCTAACCTATGACAAAATACGACGCAAATTACTATCACATCCTTCGCAAATATGACCAGGATGATGATGGCGACTGGGATGATATTGTCTCCCCTGATGATTACGATGAGATCCTAGATCGTAAGCGGTTTGAGCAATCAAATCGGGACTGGTAGGCCAATTCACTGGCTGCACACTAAAACCGCCAAAGGGGGCTGATCCTTGGTATCTTAGCCATGTTGAGACAAACGACCCGATGATTAACCACTCTCTGACCTACCTAACTGGCCGTCCCGTTGCTGAAGTCCGAGCAGACTTAGCTCGTGTCCTTGCTCAACCTGAAACCCGTGCAACTAATGCACTTAAGTTCTACTACAGCTTCATGGATGCGAAGATGAATGAGAAAGCTCTCAATCGCTTCAGCGAGTTCATGGATGTAATTGAGTACAACAGCGAACCCTACGAGCTTTACTGAAATGACTACTGTTATCCTTGGTTCTTTGATTATTCTTTGGTTCTTCACTCCGCTTAACAAATGACTAAAACTGTTCGGATTCAAGTAGAAACCAACGACGGATGCCGTACCATTTGGTATGAGCAATCTCGTGCAAAGGATGCTTGTACTAAGGTCCACGATCGTGTGATGGA